TGGGTCTTCTTGTTGTCTTTGTGCCTGTGCTTGTTGAGCTTCAGCTGTATTAGATTTCAATAACTTTTCTGCTGCTTCTGCAGTTATTCTTGACAACTCTTCTTCCGCATCTTCTGGTAATGGCTTTTCTTGATTAGGCATAGAAACACCAAGATTTTTCTCTATCTCTTTTCTGTATTGAAATGCCACATGCTCTGTTATGTGAGCTGATAAAGCTGCCTGTATTGCACCCGCAAATGGTGACTGCCCTACAATTTCTTTTATCTTTGGATCATTAGCTGCTGCCATATGAACTCTTATATGCGCTTCATGATCTTGATACTTAAATGCTTTTACTGGCTCTTGTTTTAACATTGCCATGTTTTCTGTAACTGGGTCTGCAGGCTTAATATCATCTTGTAGTTTGATTATTGAACTTGCATCTTGTATTCCAAGAACCTCAAGCATTTGTCTGTGAAGCTTACCCATATCGTAAAGTTGAGGTGCTTGCTGTGCAAGCTGTAGAGCTGCTTGGTACTGCATAACTCTTTGTGACATTGTTGCTGCGTTAGGATCAGATACTGGTATTACATCTATGCGATCGTCAAAGTCTTTTGTTCTAGAAAAGTCTCCTTCCATCTCATAAGCATATGTATCATCCATGTAATCCTTGATAACATTAGCAAGTAATCTTAGCTCATTCTTTAATGCTGCATGAAGTCTAGCCTGTACACCAGACATAACTTTCATTGACCTTTCCATCAAAGCAAGAGTTGTCCCAACAGGTGCTTGGGCGTTGATGTCCCCAACCTGTATATCAGCTACCGACCCTATTCTTCTTCCTTCGTCAACGATATTTCCAAGTAATTGGTACAATACTGATGACGGCTCTTTGTAAGGAATGAAAGTAATAGCGTCACGGATCGCACCACCCGGGACATCAACGTCACGGAACTCACCCGGCATGAGAGGCGAATCATCCCCTTTGATACGAAGACCCCTAGCTTTAAGACCAGCAGGCAGATTCGACAACGTACCGGCATCGATAAGTTGTCTGAGAATTGAGGTTGCACTTTTGGCAAGTCCTCCGATGAGGTGTATAAGTCCTGTACCGTAAAAGCCCAACCCGGGGAGATACCTGTAGTGGACAAAGTACTGTCTCTTTCTTTTCTTGTTGTCATCTTCGTAATAGTTCCTTCTTATGGATAATATCTCTCTGGATGATTTATCTATTGTGATAACGTAAGGTCTGGCTATACCGTCTTCTTCCTCAAACGGTTCTGGCATTTCCATTTCCACATGCATCTCAAGAAGAGTATGCCTATCATCATCCTCAATAGTTGCAGATTCACCCTCTAATTCGTCATATTTTTCCTGTATATCTGAGAAATCTGGCTCTGGTTCCGGTAACTCTATTTCACGATAAAAGCCATTATTCATTAACTTTGCGATATCATTGTATGATTTTTTCATCACATGTGTGTATCTTTCACATGTCATAAGATCAGATGCACCATATGAAACAACAAAGTCTTCTGCAGGCACAAACATTGCACAAGGTCTTTCCATGATTGGATCATAATAAACTTTCTTAAAAGCTGAACCAGCTAATGGAAGTTTAAATAACATCTGTTCTGTTTCGTCACGATATTCTGTCATCTCTTCAGTAAGAAGATAGTTCATCTCATTCTCAACTCTAAGAGCCTGCTCTGTTTTTTCTACAGACATCTTGCCAAGTATCTTAGTTCTCACTGGACCAGAAGCAGGATATATCTCACCCATAGCCTGTGCCTGAAATCTAACTATTGATTCTGTAAGTATTGGATGAAACACCCCTGATGAACCAGCCCAAGGCTGCTGTCTTTCTTCTATCTTGAGTCCAAGTAAATCTAAACCCTTAACATAACTCTTTGCCCATTCACTTCTTGATTGTTGGTCTGTTTGAAAATTACCAAGTAACTCACTAGCCATAGACTGTAAATCACTTTCATCTATTTCTTCTGCAAGGTTTCTGTCAAAATCACCTCCAATGATTTCTTCTACTTGCTCTCCAGTAAAATCTATTACCATTCCGCCATCTTCTGTTTCTACAGATACAGCATCAGGATTAACTATTTCTATTGACACTTCTTCTTCATCTGTTTCCATTTTGTTTAAGTCAGCTGGTGTCATCATTTTTTCAATAGCCATATGTTTTTTCCCTAGTAATATTCAACTGGTCTTCTATATTTCGGCTCATCATCCCAGTCATCCATAGTTGTTCTTATCCAACCACCTTGCCTGAATCTTAACAGCGCTTGTGTAGTTGAGTCAACCAAGTCATCATGGTCTCCTGCTGGAAACGCTGCACATTCTTCAATAACTTCTTCCGCCCATCTTGTAGGTGGATACCAAACTACGCCACTTGCAAACAGATCAGTAACACCGTTTACCCTAGCTATCTTATCCTGTCCACGGCTTGGTGTAAACTCTGTAACTGGTATTCCCATAGCACGAAGCTCAAAAATCAAGGGTGAGCCTGCAGCTTTTGCCTCAACAATCATCTGGTCTGGTTCAAATTCCCAGTATTTATCATAGGCTGCACGCTTTAATTCAGGAAACTCAAGCTTTTCTTTGTAAGAATCTATCAATATTAGGTTAGGTATCTCATTTCCGTCATCATCAGGGTGATGAAAGATGCCCCATGTTGTACAAGCGCTATAGTCCGCTCTTTGCGTTTTTAAGAAGGCTGTGTCCCATGATTGGATTATAGAGTCACATGGGGGTAAATCTTTTTTATCCCACTCCTGCCACCATTCACGCTTGATTAAAGCACCTTCTTCCGATGTAGGGTCCTGTTGGTACTGTGCATTCCACTTTGATACAGGTAATTCAGCTTTTAGGGCGTCTAATTCTGTACCGCTCCAAAATTCAGGCCATAATGGCTTGCCTGAAGGCATAATTGCAGGTAATTGTATGACTTCCCACTCATTTGAGCCTTCTCTTTCTGCAGATTTGTTAATTATTTGCCCTGTTAAGTCTCTTTTTGACCATCTTGTCATCACAAGTATGATTGCACCACCGGGTTGCAGTCTCTGACGAGGTCCAGAAGTGTACCATTCGTAAACTTTGTTATAAACTTCAGGATTATACTCACCCATTGTGGCTTCTTGCTCTGAATGCGGGTCATCAATGATAAGAATATCAGCACCTTTACCTGTAACAGCGCCTCCAACACCTATCGCGAAGTAATCACCACGCTTATTTGTGTTCCATCTACCTGCCGCTTTACTGTCTGTGGATAATTCTATGCCGGGAAATACATTTTGGAAGTCTTCGTTCTGTATTAGGTTACGAACCTTACGACCAAAGCCCACTGATAGCTCTGCAGTGTGTGCTGTCTGGATAACTTTCTTCTCTGGATACATTCCTAAGAACCATGCAGGAAATAAATAACTGGCAAACTCTGACTTAGTGTGACGGGGTGGCATATTAATTATTAATCTTTTTAATTTACCACTGGCAACCCTCTCAAATGCTTCTGCCATAATCTCATGATGCCTCCCATGTATAAAGCTGGGCCACATAGCACGAACAAAAGGAAGAAATTCTTTCCTTGCCTTTTCTTTTGTTTTAGTTGCATCTATCTTTTCTACAAGATCAAGTATCTCCCTTTGCTTATCCAAAGGCAACTTATCAATATCTTTGTATGCGTCTTGTAATATTCTAACTAGATCATTCATTGTCGTTCACACTACTACTAGGTCTGTTGTCAACTATCTTCTGTGCTAGGTCTATCATCCATAAGCACTCAGGTGTGTCAACAGAGGAAACAATGTGTAAAGATTTATTGCCATCTTCATCATATGCCCAACCTATCATAACAGTGTCTTCCAACTCAGGACACTCGCCCTCAAGCTCTGAAGAAAATACTTTTTGTTTTCTGTATTTATCTAGTTCTATAACGTTATTTGACAAACCGTTTTCCCTACTAGTTATAACATTACTAGTTATAACTAGTTATTTATACTAGTATAACTAAAAGAAATATACTAGTTATAACTAGTAGGCAACCCCTTAAATTATTTTTTTTTGTTTTTTTATATATTTAGGGGGTGGGTAATGGGCAAAACTGTAAAAAAATAGGGGTACCCCCCTAACTTTCAATAAATTACAAAATTTTGTGTGTAAAACAAACTGTAGTACGCATGGACAGGGCTAGACCAACACGGGTGGTAGGGAGTAGGTGGGGTAACAAGACTAACGAAAATAGAAAAAGGTAGGCTAGTTGTTACCTATTAACTTTTGTAACTTATCTTTTAACTGATCTTCTAATTCTTCTGACGTCATATTTATATTTTCAGATTTCATTTCTACTTTATCCACGAATAAACCAACATCAGAACTTTTACCCATCAGCTCTAATGCTCTTATCCTACTGCTAGAGTTATTATCTAAATCCATAGCTTCTTTTTCTAACTGTTTCATAATAAATTCAGATCGTTTGATAGCCAACATGCGTTGATCTTCCATACGTTGGTTCTGAATAGCCTTAATTCTCCCCATAACCTTGATATTGTTAAACGTCTTTGATGCCATCTCATGTACTGATTTTTCTTTTGTATCAACTCCAACATCATAAGCTTTTCTAAATGCATCAGCTTTAGTATATCCATCACAAATCAACTCACAGAAATTAAGTTGTTTCTGGGTTAATGGTTGTTCTTTAGACTTTACCAATTTTGTTATTTCAGATTTGCCAGACACTAATTTTAAATCTGGTTTTTTGCCATCAGTTTTTTTAGTCATGATTTATCTTCTAACCTCTATAAATTTGCACCTAATTTTTATTACCATATAAAATATATAACTGTAAACCATAGAACAAAACATGAAATAGTCTTTAATGGCTCATATATGCCCATACAAGCTTATTAATGGTTATAGTGTATCATTATACATATTTTATTGTTTCGAGGTTTTTAGCTTCCACTCTACGTTTCAGAGGATATGCTCTCTATATGTTAACATTAACAATATTTTTATGCTTTTTTCTGAATAATCTGGGTTTGTTAATCGTCTTATAAATATAGGGTTTAAAATTAATTTATTTTTTTCCAAGAAAAAGTTAATCCCAATAGTATTAGTAATAAGAACATAGTTTATTATTATTTATTATTATTTATTATTATGCGTTTGACTTTAATATCTAGTTGTAGTAATGATTAGTTTCATTTAGTTGCGTTTTTTTTTAGGAGGTCAAAGGCTAGGAAGATAAAGGGTTAGCCACCCACGACACGAACTGAAACCCCATGATGGTCTAGTAATGCAAGACAGTAATTAGGGCGATATCAGATAAGCTAATAGAGAGTGTCAATCAGAGGTTAGATCGTAAGGTTTAATTAAGCTGACCAAAGTTAAAGATAATAGGTAGGCAATTACTTAACGTCTTTAATGTACTGTTTAGGAATGTGTATTCCTACTGATGATCTCGAAAGAGTGAAACAGTTAATTAACTTATGGGAGTTACTATTATGATAACTTATGAAAATTTAAAAAAATCTAAGTATACAAAAATTCTTAAAAAAGAAATCAATGGTAATACTTACTTTGCCGTAGTCTGGACTTAAACTTACAGAATAGTTTCTGTCTATTGGAAAGGTGGATCACTATCCATAAAATTGCAAGTTTTAACGAAAAGAATAAAAGACGTCTTAACGCATTC